AGTTAAGAAGATTAGCTCTTGAAGAGTATAAGTATTGGGATCCCGAAATGGTATTGATAGAGGCTAAAGCCAGTGGTATGCCGCTAACCCAAGAGCTGAGAACAATGGGCATTCCTGTAACAAATTATACTCCTAGCCGTGGCAATGATAAGATGTCACGGGTTAATGCCATTGCCCCATTATTTGAAAGTGGGTTAGTATGGGCTCCTGACACCCGTTGGTCAGAAGAAGTAATTGAAGAGTGCGGTGCTTTTCCTTCCGGAGAGCATGATGATTATGTAGACACTGTAACTCAAGCATTACGACGTTTTAGAGAAGGCGGTTTCATTACTCATCCAGAAGATCATCAAGACAACGACCCCGTACTTAAAGAAAGAGTATATTACTAATGGCAGAGACTCCGCGACCAAGTAACATTGACCGATCATTAGTACAAGCACCTTTAGGTGGCTTGACGGACGAGGAAGTTTCTTTCGAAGAAGAAGAAATTCTTTTAAGAAAAGGAACCCCCCAAGAAGAGGAAACAGATGTCTTTATAGTTAAAGACGAGTCGGAGCTACTCTTACCAGAAGAAGAAGAGGACGAGGACGAAGAAGTCTTAACAGATTTTTTTGGAAATCTAGCCCCAGATTTAGAAGACCAAACATTAGGTAAAATAAAATCTGAAGTTCTTGGTGGAGTAGAAGATGACAAAAGTAGCCGTAGTGAATGGTCCGAAGCCTATATAAAAGGATTAAAACTTTTAGGGCTACGCTATCAAGATAGAACCCAACCTTTTGCCGGAGCTACCGGAGTTACCCACCCTGTATTAAATGAAGCTGTTACACAGTTTCAAGCCCAAGCCTATAAAGAATTACTCCCCAGTAGCGGCCCTGTTAATGCCCAAATTGTAGGGAAGTCCACCCCAGAAATAGAAAAACAGGCACAGCGGGTGCAAGAATACATGAATTATCAGATCATGTATGGCATGGAAGAGTATGAAGCAGAATTCGACCAGATGCTTTATTTTCTGGGTCTTGCTGGTAGTGCGTTTAAGAAAGTTTACTATGACGATTCCCTTCAAAAAGTGGTTAGTAAGTTCGTACCCGCTGAAGATTTACTTGTCCCTTACTCGGCTACCGACTTAAGAACAGCAGAAAGAATCACCCACGTTGTAAAAATGTCTAAAAATGAATTGCTGAGAATGCAGTTGGGTGGTTTTTATACCGATACAAAAATCAGAGAAAGTGGAAGTAGTAGCTCTGATTCTATCCAAGATGAATATGATAAGTTAGAAGGCATACAGAACACTGGCTCCGATGAAGAAGTAACCTTATATGAGTGTCATTGCTTTTTAGATTTAGAGGAGTTCCCCCATGAAGATGAAGAAGGGAACCCAACAGAACTAAAACTTCCTTATATTGTAACTGTCTGTGATGACATGAATACTATCCTACGCATAAGCCGTAACTATGCAGAAGACGATGTGTTAACCCAAAGAATTCCCTATTTTGTTCAATACAAGTTTACTCCAGGACTGGGCTTTTATGGCTTTGGTCTTGTTCATTTAATAGGAAATTTGAGTAGAACGGCTACCAGTACCTTACGCCAATTAGTAGATGCGGGAACATTAGCCAACATGCCTTCTGGCTTTAAAGCTAGAGGCTTAAGAATAGCAGACCAAGGAAATCCGTTGAATCCTGGAGAGTGGCGTGACATCGATGTTCCCGGAGGAGATATAAAAGCCAGTTTGATCCCTTTACCTTATAAGGAACCAAGCCGGACTTTATTTGAGTTAATGGGTTTTGTGGTGGATGCAGCCCAACGGTTTGTTGGCACAACTGATATGGGTGTAGGAGATAGTAACCAAGAAATGCCAGTAGGAACCACTATTGCCCTTTTGGAACGGGGTTCTCGTATTGTTTCGGCGGTGCATAAGCGCATGTACGCCAGTATGAAAATAGAATTAAAAATGTTGGCAAAGTTGTTTGCCGAAGACCCTACCCCTTATCCTTACCAAGTTGAGTCGGAAGAAGTTGTTAAGTCTGAAGATTTTGATAATAAAATAGACATTTTACCTGTAAGTGATCCTAATATATTCAGCATGTCACAAAGGGTGGTTTTAGCACAGGAGCAGTTAAAACTTGCAACCGCAGACCCAGAAATGCACAACATGCACCAAGCCTATACCCGTGTGTATCAGGCATTAGGGGTACAGAACATAGATGAAATTTTAAAAGAAGAACCTATTTCTTCTCCTGTAGACCCCGCTACTGAAAACCAAAATTCAAGCGATGCAGCTAAAGGACAAGGGAAGTTGAAAGCCTTTCCGGAACAAGACCATCAGGCACATATCAAGGTTCATATGTCTTACATGCAAAGTGCCGTTGCTCAACAGCAGCCTCCTGTTTTGCTGACTTTGGAAAAACATATTTATGATCACTTAGGATTACAAGCTCAAGTGATTGCGGAACAACAAGCCCCACAAATGGGAATACAATCCGAAGATGAAATGGCTGCTTTAGTAGCGCAAACACAAGCACAGTTGATAGAAGACTATCAATCTAATCTTCCACCGTCTGGTGAAGATGATGATCCATTAATTGCTTTAAAAGAACGCGAACTAGATTTAAAAGAGACAGACCAACAGTCTGATCAACAATACGATCAACAAAGATTACAGTTTGAACAAGAGAAAAACGCTCGAAATATGGAAATACAAAACCGTAGAATCAGTAGTACCGAAGACATAGCTTTAATGCGTAACGATACGGCCCGAGAAAGAACAAGAGGAAAGTAATGTTAGACCAATTGATTGGACCAGTCACTAATTTACTGGACAAGTTCATAGAAGACAAAGACCAAAAAGCTGCCTTAGCTCACCAAATAGCAACAATGAGCGAAAGACACAGCCAAGAATTAATGAAGGCCCAGTTAGAAATCAATAAAGTGGAAGTTGCCCATAAGAATTTGTTTGTGGCGGGATGGAGACCGGCAACAGGATGGGTATGTGTTTTAGGATTTTTGGTTAATTTTTTACTATCTCCTTTGGCTTCGGGGTTTGGTTTTGAAATCCCACAAGCAAACACAGAAACGATGTTACCTGTCTTAATGGGTATGTTAGGATTGGGTGGTATGAGAACTTTCGAGAAAATTAAGCACGTTGCTAGAGAAAAATGAGTTTAGACCTTTACATTTACGATAATATGCTTAAGATACTTAGGCAGAGAAGAGAATCAACACAAGAAATGATTTGTTTTGGTGTTGTTCCAGATTACACCACATACAAGGAATTGCGAGCAGTTGTCGCAGAACTTGCAGCTTTAGAACAGGATTTAAAACTCCTGCTAGATAAAATAAAGGAACCCGATGAGTAACTTAATTGTTCCCTCGCATTTGAAAGAAGAAAAAGTAATCCCCCTAAAAAATAAAGATAAACCTAGCAGCATAGCAGATGCCTATGTGGAGCCGGAAAAAAATTTATCTTTAGACCCCAGTAAAATAGACGACTCTGTTAAAGAAAGGATGCCATTGCCTACTGGTTGGCGCATCCTTCTGCTTCCGTATCAAGGTAAAGAAACAACGGAAGGTGGAATTGTCTTACCTCAAGCTCATGTCGACAGAGAAAATGTAGCCACTGTTTGTGGATATGTTTTAAAAGTTGGACCGGATGCTTACCAAGATAAGAAAAAATTTGACCATGCTTGGTGTAAAGAAGGCGACTGGGTGATTTTCGGAAGGTATTCTGGCAGTCGGTTCAGAATAGAAGGTGGTGAAGTTAGGTTGTTAAATGACGACGAAATATTAGCAACCATTAAACACCCAGACGATATAGTTCATTTTTAGAAGGGGTTTTATTATGGCGGAAGCACAAGCTAAAGTAGAAGAAAACGAAGAAGACTCTAGTGATGTCGTAGTCGAAATAGACACGGAAAACGAAGAGACCGAGGCCGTTGTTGAAGGAAAAGAAGAAAGCTCTACAGAAGATGTTGAGCTAAGAGATTACAGTGAAAACGTAAAAAAACGTATTCATAAGATGACCGCCAAATTAAGAGAATCTGAAAGAAGAGAACACGCTGCTACTGAATACGCCCAAGCAGTTGTACACGAAAACAATCAATTAAAACAAAAAACTATCAATTTAGATGGGGCTTTTGTCAATGAATTTGATAACCGTGTTCAGACTCAAGAAAAAATATTAAAACAAGAATTAAAAAAAGCTATTGATTTAGGCGACTCAGAAAAACAAGCGGATATTCAAATTGCTTTGTCTAATGTTGCAAACGACAAAGATAAAGTATCCAGAGTTAAAAGACAGCAAGCAGCACAACAGCAGCCAACTCAAGCTCCTTTTAATAGACCTACGCAGCCTTTCCAACAGCCCTTCCAACAGCCCGTTGTTAATCAAACAGATCCTGTTGCACAAAAATGGGCTAGTGAGAGAGAATGGTTTGGCGAAGATAGACCCATGACTTTGTTAGCTTTAGCCGAGCATGAGTCTTTATTATCAGAAGGTTATGATCCACAGAATGATTCTGAAAGTTATTATACGGAGCTAAACAACCGAATAGAAGTAGCCTTTCCTCATAAATTTCAAAAGGATAAGAAAAGAAAGTCACCCCGAGTAGCCTCTGCTTCTAGGGTGCGCGTAAACAAAAGAGGAAAAAAAGAGGTTGTACTTACAGAATCTGAGGCTAAAATGGCAGACAAGCTAAATGTTCCACGAGCAGAATACGGAAGACAACTTGAAAAAATAAGACTCAGGAGTGATTAATTAGTGAATGAATCCGTGAAGGCTGATCAACCAAAAACTGATCGTAGTCCACGCAACAGTCAGTCGAGAAATAAATCCTCTAGACCGACACAATGGAAACCACCGTCTACATTAGACGCACCACCACCACCGGAAGGTTTTTGTCATCGTTGGATCCGTGAATCTGTTATGGGTTTTGACGATAGAAAAAACATTTCGGCAAGGTTACGCGAAGGGTTCGAATTAGTTCGCGCTGATGAATACCCAGACTGGGATGGCGAAGCAATATCTGATGGTAAACATACAGGTGTTCTTGGTCAAGGAGGTCTGCTTCTTGCACGTTTTCCTTTAGAGTTACGTCAACAAAGAACGGCTTATTATGATAAAAGAACGTCCGAAGCAATGGACGCGATTGACAATGACTTATTAAGAGAAAACGACTCTAGAATGCCTATTCTTAAACCGAACAGGCAATCAGATATTAAATTTGGCGGCGGTGAAAAGCCGTCTTAACTTTTAATTAATATGAGGAACTGAGTAATGGCAAATATAGATGCTGCCTTTGGACTACGTCCATATAAAATGCTCGGTGCAGGTGCGAACACAAGCGGATTAGTTTCCTACCCCATACAAACCATTGCAACAGCAGGTTCGGCGAGTGTCATTTATCAAGGCACAACCGTTATCCCTTTAGCGAATGGTATGTTGGATATAGTAGGAAACGCCAATGGTGGCACAGTACCTATACTGGGCGTTTTTATGGGGTGTGAATACACCGATTTAAACGGAACTCCAACTTTCAATAACCAATATCCAGGAACTGCGGCAGTTAAAGCTAATACCGCTGTAACTGGTTTAATTTCTGCTAATCCGGACCAGTTGTTTTTAATCAACTGTGATGCGGCTGCGGCAGATTTGATTGTTCATGCAAACGCTAATCTAGCAACAGGGATCACTGGTAACTCTCTTAACGGAATTTCGTATGGTGAGTTAGCTGTTTCGACTGTCAACACTACTAATACTCTCAATCTGAGAATTGTTGGTTTTGAAGACACCCCCGATAACGACGATGCTACTGTTGCTGGTCGTTTAGCGATTGTCCTTCTTAATAATCACTTCTACCGTTATAATGCTAATGGTACTGGTGCTGGAATCTAATAGG